ACAAAATTAACATCCTGTAAATGGTATTTTTCTACGAGGGTTTTGAGTGTCATTGTCTTGATTTTCTCTTTGACCATCATGGGAACCAGATAATCAATGTGTTTTTCCGGTACTAAAGTTGAACAACCGTCAGCCCATTCTGGTGCATTTTCTGTTCCCGGTGGCACTCGGTGAATTTCGGTTTCCCCATCGGTTTCAGTAATTGCAGAACATTCAAACTGAAGCCCATACTTTTGTTCATAATTTGAAATCAACTTATCAAACATATCAGGTAGAGGCTCAACCAACACACCTTCCCAGTCAAAGCATTGAATATATGAATTCAATTCATCATGAGAAACTCCATCCATGGCACCGATTTGCAAGAATTTAAGTTTCCCATCTCTGATTTCATTGTACCAATTAAGTATTTCTTTAAAAGTTTTAGGGTTTTTTGGTTGTGTTTTTGTCAACCATTCAAGTTCCCTTCTTTCAGGTTTGTCAGTATACCAACCTGTTCCCTTTGAAACATTGATAATTGACTCAAAATATTCTCGATACATCTTACCAACTTTTCGAAAATTATAGTTCTCAGCCGCCCATTCTCGACAAGCATGTGGTGAAATTGTGGTAATATTCTTGGCTGCCCAGAGAAATTGTTCAAATGTTCGACACCGATAACCAGTAACACCGTGTTGTACGGTTTCCGTAAATGCACCCCAATCAACAGTGATAACTGGAGTACCTGAAAGCATGGCTTCAATTGCAACATACCCAAATGGTTCATTGTAGATTGTCGGGCAAAATAACGCTGATGCACCTGCCATCAATTTCTTTCTCTTTTCTATATTTGCGTATCCAACATATTCAACGTGTTTTGGCCATTCGTTACCGAGATTACAATCTTGCGGTCCATAACTGGTTCCAGCCAAAATTAATTTTTTACCAGCTTTTTCTGCAACCTGTGCCGCAATGTCTACACCTTTTGACGAAACTAACCGCCCGCACATGAGAAAATAATCCTCTTTTTCATTCCAGTCTTTGAATTCGAATTCAGAAAGATCAAAACCCGATGGAATTACAGCATCATAAAATTTATATTCTGGTGTAGACACCTTTTCTGGTCCTTGTAATCCATGCATTACTGCATAAGATTCATAAACCTTAAATGGTGCAAATTGTGACGGATATCCTATACTAGGCTCCACACAAAGTAAATCTTTATGTGCATCACAAACTGGTTTTTGAGCAAAACCAAAGAAACAAAGAATAATGTCGTGTGGTTGCTTTCTTTTTGTTATTTCTTGAATGCAGTTTCGATTGAAAGTCTGAAAAACTTCGTCCTCTTGATTATACTTGAGTCCTTGGTTTTTCCAATCATAAATTCCATATACTTTTTCAAGTAAAGCTTGCGTGGTTACTGTAACGTGTTCATCACATTCTACCTCCGAATGTTCGTGCCCATAATGAATCACATACATTCCCTGTTCTTTGAACATTTTACAAAAATTAATTACCTTCTGTGTAAATGCACATACCGTATATTCTTTGGTAGATGCTGTATGTGGTACCGCCAAAACATGCAATCTGATCATTTTATTCCCAAGTCCTTCTCGGTCAATACTTTAAATTGCCAGCCACGGTCAAGACAGAACTCGGTGGCTGCCTTCCATTTAGCTTCATTAATGCCCCATGTTACCACCTCATTGATGTATTGTTTAGTCACTTTTTTTCGTTTTGGTGGAGGTTGTGTTTGTTTTTGAGGCTTAATTTCCAATATCATAACCTTGATTATATCATCTTTTTGTTTCACTTTTACATAAAAATCAGGAAAATAACGGTGTATTTTGTTATCCACAGGAGAACGATAGGGAATTACAACTTCTTCTGATCCCCATTCTAGAATCGACTCATTTTGGTCGAGCCAATTCATCACCCGACACTCCCAGGTCGAACGATAGATGATATTTGCTGGGTTTCCTCTGTATTTTTGAGGATTTTTTGGTAGAAATCTGCCTGAGTATGCCATATAAATATATATACCTCACTTCAAAAAGATAAAGTCATGCCTATATCTATCCCAACGAATATAGCGGGTATTTCTGTTCCCTCTGACTTCGCAAATGGACCTTTGGCCGCATTATATGGAAACAAATATAAAATTATAGGATTAAAATATCCAAGAGATTTAGGTACCAATCCAGCTAGAAGCCATGCTATTAAATTTGGTATCTGGCAAAGAGAACCGGCAAATATTACACAAATTATAAACGCTACTAATCAAGTATTTAATACAGCTAATCAAGGAATAGACCGTATCAGGCAAGCTGGGCAAAGAGGGGAGGGTCCCGCCGAAAGATTATCTGGCGTTGCATCCACGACGACAGAAGAAGCTAAAAATGTCGGAGGATCAGTTGCAGGGCTACTTAAAACTGTTGCGGTTGGTCAAGATGTATATAGAAATTTAGGCGACATTCATTTGTATGTGCCTGATACGGTAAACGTCACATATAATACCACATATGATGATATAAGTATCACTGAGTCTTTAGGTAAAGCTTTATTTATTGCACAAGCAGGTGCATCAATAACTGATTTATTTTCAGCAGGAATGAGGGGTGAAAGTTTACAAAATTTAGGTAATTCAGTTTTACAGGATCCAACTTTAAGATATTTTGGTCTAAATGCTATAGGTAGATCATTGGGTATGCAAAATCTTGGACAACTAGGTTTACAAGGTATAAACAGAGCAATAAATCCACAATTACAAGTTTTATTCAGAGGTGTAGGTTTCAGAACATTTCAATTTGATTTTTTATTAACACCTTACAATGAAAAAGAAGCAGAGGATATTAAAAAAATTATAAAATTATTTAAATTTTATTCTGCTCCAGAAATAGTTAGTGGAAATGGAACAGCACTAGATCCTTATGGGGCAGAAACTGCTCAAAAGAGTGAACTGGGTTCTCCATTTTTTGAAGTACCACAAACATTTACGATTGAATTTTTTCATGATGGCAAACCAAACACACATGTTAATAAAATTGCCCGTTCAGTTTTAACTAATATAAATGTTGATTATGCACCAAATAGATGGGCAACGCATACAGAAGGTGCACCTGTACAAATTGGATTAACGCTCCAATTCCAAGAAATAGAAATTATAGATAAAAGAAAAATTTCAGAAGGCTATTAATGTTTTATTTCAATACTTTACCAAAAATAATAACGCCAGATCAAAATGGCTATTCTATATTTTTAACAAATTTAGTAGCTAGAGCAAAATTAATAGAACAGTTAAAAGATAATCCTATGTTGTTCTATGAATATGCCATACAGGAAGGTGACACACCTGAAATAGTAGCAGAAAAATATTACGGTGATCCTTATCGTTTTTGGATAGTTTTGCTTTCAAATGAACTTTTGAACCCTTTGTGGGATTGGCCTCTGTCAGATAATATGTTTTTAGATTATATCAATACAAAATATGAAACAGATGCTGAGGCTGAAAATGAAACTCCATTTGTTTATACTAACACAACAGTATATCAGTACCAAAAAATAATCACGACAAAAAATTCTGACAGTGGTATCGAAAATATTACCAAAGTTCCTATGACTTTAACTCAATATAATGCTTTAACACCATCAATAACAAACTTTGATTTACTAGATGGTTCAGCAACTGTTTCGATTACAAAAAAAATTATTACAATATACGATTATGAATCAGAGTTAAATGATAACAAAAGACAAATAAAATTACTAAACTCAGGTTATGTTACTAATTTTGAAAATTCATTTAAAACAATAATGGAAGCATAGTTGTGGCAAATATTGAAATAACTAATGAAATAGCAGGAAATCCTGAACCTGCTTCCGTAAGCACTGGTGTAATAAATCCTGATCAATATGTATTAGAAGAATTATTACTTTACACCTCAATAGGTGAACCAACAGATATAAAATATATGATGGTCGAACTATCATATTTTGAAGATTTAACAAATGGTTTTTGTAGTGGAAGTATTCTGATTCGAGATGCTTTTAAAATGTTAATAAATTTGGGTATGACAGGTTTCGAATATATCAAAATAAATTTTAGAAAGACGCAAAAAAATACTGGTAAAACATTTTCAATCGACAAATATTTTCGAATCTATAGAGTTAGTGAAAGAGGTATCGTAAACTACAATACAGAAATGTATACTCTTGAATTTTGCACAGAAGAATTTTTTATGTCACAACAATTGAAATTAAGTAAATCTTATCCTGATACTAAAATAAGTGATATTGTAGAAAGAATTTTATACTCCGATTTAAAAATAAATCCAAAATATATTAGAGTACAGGAGACAAACGGATTATATAATTTTGTAATACCATATAAACGGCCATATGAGGCAATTAAATGGCTGTCAAATTATGCTCTGCCCATTGGAAGAGAAGGTGCAGACTTTATGTTTTATGAAAATGCTGATGGTGTTAATTTCTTCTCTCTTCAAAAACTATTTGAACAATCCACATATAATAGATACACTTTTATGCCGAGAAACGTTGGCGATAGTGCCGCTGAAATACAGAGAAATTTAGTTGGTATTAAATCATTTATTTTCCTGGACACTTTTGATTCATTATATGGTGTGACTAAAGGTGTTTTTGCTAATAAATTAATTTCAATTGATCCACTTACAGGAAGATGGTATGAAACAAAATTCAATTTAAATGATTACATGAAAAAATCAGTTAAATTGAATGCGTCATCTGTTGTACCCGATATTAAAAATAGACGGGGTAAAAATGCGTATGAAGAAGAAAACTCAGTGCTAAACATAGCAATGAGTAATTCGAGGCAAAAGTTTGCTCCCGGTATTTCTGATGATCCGAGTATAGTTACAAATGATATATACGCAGAAAAATATCTACCATACAGAACAGCACAAGTTGCTCTATCCCACTATTCTAGAATAAAACTATCTCTAGCTGGTGATCCAAATTTAACTGTGGGAATGGTTATTGAAATTTATTTGCCAGGGTCGCGTCCAGATGGCGTCAGAAATGGTGAACTGGATGAAATCAATTCAGGAAAATATTTAATTTCGGCTATTAGACATATATTAGATTCAAACGGAAAGTATGAAACTATCGTTGAGGCCGTCAAGGATACATACAATCGAAGTGTAGTATATCCAACCTATAAGCAGTTACTTGATGCAATTAAAGGTTAAAAATGTTAGATAACGAAGAATTACAAAATAATATTTGGTTCGGAGTGATAGAGGACAATACTCCCGCAAAATCGGGAGATTTTAGATATAAAGTTCGTATTTTTAATGCACACACTAAAGACTTGAATGAAATACCTACTCAAGATTTGCCTTGGGTAATTCCATTATTTTCACCCAATACAATGTCTTTTATTTCAGTCGCAAATGAAGGAGATTGGGTTGTAGGGTTTTTTGCTGATTGGCCATCAAAACAAGTTCCAATGATGACGGGAGTTATTCCCAGATATGTTGTACAGGATCCTAATGAATTATCAGGCGGTTTTACTGCAAATGCAAAATTTGAAAGTCCACATAACACAGTTACAGCATTAAATCCAGTATTACCTGCTGGTGCACCGGCAATGAATACAAGAGGAGTTGGAAGAACAACACTTCCGACAGTAAGTTATCAATATAATGGTACAGTAATTGAATCGTCTGATAATAATCGAGCACATGTGTGCGATATAACCAATGAAATAAGATTAAGTTCGGCTGTAGAATTTATTAAAAATTTTTCACTATTTCAAGTAGCAAGAGCCGCATTGGAATCCGCCGAAGATGCTGCTTCAGCTAGTCCAATTGCCACGCAAATTTTAAATGCAATTAGAACTTTGAGATCATACGTTAAAGTTATACAATATGCACTAAAAGTTGTTAATAAAGTCATTAACGATATAATTAGAATTATTGCATTTCTCAGACAAATGATAGCATGGATTTTAAGTTTACCTGCTCAACTTTTAAAACTATTACAACAATGTCTGGCAGAATTATATGCTGCCATATCAAATGCAATCGGTAATACTATATCAGATGTTTCGGGATCAGAAATCGTTACCGAAATAAGAGGCCTTTACGGAGATGTTTTGGCCACTACTCAAACAGTAATTCAGACACAAGCAGCAGCACAAGCAGGAATTCAAGCGTCATCAAAATTACTTGATCCAAAAACATACGGAAAACCATAATCATGACATCCAAAGCAAAAGAAGAATATGAATACCTAAAGACAAAACCTCAGCCAGACTATTCTTGGACTGAACCTGCATCAGATTGGGATGCAAAACCACCTTTAAACAATGTGATGCAAACTAAGTCCGGACATATTTTTGAAATGGACGATTCACCTGGTTCGGAAAGAATAAGATTACAGCATCGCACAGGCTCTTTTACAGAAATTCAATCAAATGGACAGGAAATACATAAAATTGTAGCCGATAAGTATGAAATTATTGCTGCAAACAATAATGTTTTAATCAAAGGTGTTTGTAACATTACTGTCGAAGGCCTTTCAATATTACATGTAAAAGGTGATGCATATACTCAAGTTGATGGAAATGCTTATATAAAAAATAAAGGTGAAGTTGAAATTTCCACAGATAAAAGTGTTTCTGTTCGTTCTGGCGGAGATATAGATTTATTTGCTGGGGCAGCAACTGGAGAAGTGAATATATATTCGGCAGTTGGTGTAAATATTAATAGTGATTTAAATGTAAGTGGAAGTATATCTTCAAAACAATCAATTTCCGCTGTTCAAAATGTGACGGCTGGAATGAAATTATTCTCTCAGCTTGGTGTTGAAACTTTTGGCCCAATAACATCAACAATTAGCGTTTGGTCACCTTTTACAAGTGGAATAAGTGTAAGTGATATACGTGGATCGATGGAATTAATTAGATTATTATACAACACACACGTTCATCCAAGAACGGGAACACCTATACCATTAATGTGAGGTAGAAATGTCAAGTATTTTCGGAAGACTAGGTTTTAATTTTGATACAAATCGTTTTGGAGACGCACAGTATTTAAGTCCAGGAGCGGAGGCATATCTAAACGCCGCACCGATACAGTTAGCTTCTTGGCAACAATCAGACATTGCAAATGGTAATGTTCAGACAACAAATTATTATAAAAATCCTTTGGCAAACGACTGTACGCCTTTAATTGCAAATACATCAAATATCATAAGTTTCGTAACAACCGTTCCTTTTGATTTCGACTCAGGATCAAATGCTATACTTCTTTCAGCAGCAACAAATTTACAAACAGAATTAAATTCTTTTGTAAGTCATACGAATAATGTTTCAGGCGTTACTCTGATGACATCCAATACAGATACAATTCCGAGTCTAGAAAGTGCAAGTTCAATTGGCAATTATTTGCTTAGAATTGTTAATGTGAGTGATGATATTCAAAATACAACTCCTCTTCTTGGTAGTTTGACAAGTCTTTTCATTGGACCAGAAGTAAATTCTAATGTTGCGGTTGTTAACACGGCTTTACAGCTTCTAAATAGTTCAGTTGCACCAAACGGTAACTGTTACTTGAGCAGTGTTCAAGTTATAACAATAAGCAATACTTTGAATGTTTTGAATACTTTCATATCGTATCGTAGAGTTTCCGACTGGAACTTCTTTGCAAATGCAACAAGTATTGTTATGGATACTGTAAAATTGAGTACATTTAACAATATGGGCAATACTCAGTTGTATTTGGTGAATAATTTAATTGGAACAGACCAATTGAAAGAAAATCTAGCAAATACATCAAATACAATAATTTAAGGAAATTCGAAAATCCTCGTTCCGGCCTAGAATTTTTTTCGACTGGTCTGCGAGTTTTAAAAAGTCATTTTAGTCCTACAATAAATAATAAAATGGTACAGACACTAAAAAGAAGATACTCCGATATAGATTTCTCTTTCAGACGAACGCCTGGAAAGAATGATATTGCCCTCAGTTTTGATGAGATGGCAGTTGTCCGTTCACTTCGTTATTTACTTTTGACAAAAAAATATGAGAGACCATTTCAATCAAATATGGGATCTAGACTTGAACAATTACTTTTTGAACCTATATCATTTACTACCGCATCAAGTCTGAAAACTGAAATAGAAACTACTATATCAACCTATGAACCAAGAGTCACTGTTGCTCAAGTAACGGTTGATGAAGACATTGACAATAATGCATATAAGGTTGGACTTTTGTTTTTTATTGCAAACAACGTTCAACCGACACAAATAAATCTTATTCTTGAGAGGACAAGATAATGGCATCAGCCAATTCAGGTCTACAAATTACAAATTTGGATTTTACGGGCATAAAATCCAGTTTAAAAACATTTCTTAAACAACAAAATACTCTTCAAGATTATGATTTCGATGCATCTGCTCTATCGGTTTTAATTGACTTACTTGCATACAACACTCAATACAATGCATATTATTTAAATATGGTTGCAAATGAAATGTTCTTAGACTCAGCAGTTCAAAGAAATTCTGTTGTTTCACATGCAAAATTATTAAACTATGTTCCAAAATCTGCTGTTGCACCCAAAGCCACTGTAAATTTAATTGTAAATCAAGTAAACACGGGTTCGCTAACACTACCAAAATTTACTTCATTTATTTCCGAATCTGTTGATGGAGTAAATTATACCTTTCTTAACACTGATTCTGTCACCGTAAACGTCACAGCAAACACTGCTACATTTAGTGATTTAGAGATAGCACAAGGCGTTGGAGCATCTTACAGTTTTACATATGACTCTGCATCAAATCCTCAACAAATTTTCGAAATACCTGATACAAATATTGATACAGGAACATTGACAGTTACCGTTCAAGTTTCATCGTCGAATGCATCTTTTGAAACATATTTACAAGCAACCAATTTCATGTCTTTAAAACCTGATAGCAAAGTTTATTTTCTACAGGAAGGAATGAACGGCAATTATCAAATATATTTTGGTGATGGTATTTTAGGTAAATCATTAATCAATAATAATATTGTTAATATTTCATATGTAACAACAGAAGGAACTTCTTCCGTTGGCGCTAATAGTTTTACAATTATGTCAAGTGTCGGAGGGTTTTCAAACACTGTCGTTAATTCTGTTTTAGCTGCATACAATGGATCGGATAAAGAAACAATAGATTCTATTAAATACACTGCGCCAAAAGCATATGCTGCTCAAGGAAGAGCCGTCACTAAAGAAGATTATATTTTCTTAATACAAAATAACACTACTTCAATACCAATACAATCCGTTTCTGTTTGGGGTGGAGAAGAAAATGATCCTCCGGTTTATGGGCAACTTTTTTGTGCAGTAAAACCTTCTGGTGCATTTACTTTGACACCTACACAAAAAGAAAGACTTATCACTGAAGTTATAAAACCAATAAGTGTTATGACAGTTAGCCCAGTTATCGTGGATCCTGATTACAATTATTTACTTTTGAACACAAAAGTTTTATATGATGCCAAAAAAACAACTCTTTCTGCTGGACAAATAAAAGAATCGGTTATATCAACAATAAAAGCTTTCGGATCAAGTACACTCAACACATTTAATTCAACATTTAAACTGCCCGAACTTATAACAAGTATTCAAAATACAAATCAATCTATCGTAACAAATGAAACGACAGTAAGACTTCAAAAAAAGATTTATCCTTCATTGACAACTTCAACAACATACTATTTAAACTTTGGAACAAAAATAAAAAGAAATTATTTCAATGCAGGTGTAACTTCATATCCAGGTATAACTGTGCGAGATGTAACATCGAATACTCTGCAAAGACAAAATGTATTTTTTGAAGAAGTTCCTACACTAACGGGTGGCATAGCAACGATAAGTGTTATTAATCAAGGGTTCGGTTATACAAAAACACCAAAAGTTACAATAACTGGTGATGGTACAGGTGCTGAAGCATACGCCGTTTTAGCAGCAACTAGAGTAATAAGTATAATAGTTACTAATCCAGGTGCAAATTACACTCAAGCTTTAGTTACTATTACACCTGCCGAAGGTGATAGTTTAGGAGGATTTGCATCAGCTTTAGCTGAATTAGAAGGTAAACTTGGAGTATTGAGAACTTATTATTATGATATAAACAATTTAAAGGTTATATTAAATTCTAATGCGGGAACAATAGATTATGATAAAGGTTTAATTACTTTAAATAACTTTGCACCTGTTGAAATTAATGATCCGCTCGGGCAGTTTTCAATTTCTGTTGTTCCAGACTCAACGATAATATCATCATCATTTAATAAAATAGTTGCCCTAGATGAATTTGATTCAGGTTCCATTACTGTCAATGTCACGGCGGTGTAATAAATGACTACTGATTTTGCAAAAAGGATTTCTCTAAGGGTACCTCAACAATTACCCGAATTTATACGGGATCAATCTGACTATCAGACATTTGTAACTTTCATTCAAGCATATTATGAATGGATGGAAGAATACAATATAGGTAACGGAAAAGAAGGTGCCATTCGCGGCAGCCAAAATCTTTTAGATTATGGAAACATAGATTTCATTAATCCAGGTGAAACATATAATAAATTTATTGACTATTATTTGAATCAATTTTTACCAAATTTCCCAAAAGAAGCCTTAACGGACAAAGCTAAACTTGTAAAAATAGCGAAAGAGTTGTACGGTAAAAAAGGAACTCCAGCTTCTTATGAATTTTTGTTCAGAGCATTATATAATTCCGATGCAGAGCTATTTGTTACAAGAGATGCGGTGTTCAAAGCATCGGATGGCAAATGGTATATCTCAAAAAGTTTGAGACTTGCAACAAACGATGAGCAATGGTTATCAACAGACAATCTAAGAATTTTCGGTGACACATCAAAGTCAATCGCAACTATCGAAAAAGCAATATATGTTGGCAATAGAACAGAAGTTTACATTTCAAATATTCAAAGACTATTTGTATCAGGTGAAAATGTCACTGTTGTTGACAGTAATAATCGAGCTTTATATTTTAAAGATTCTGAAATTGTTCCAGAAGGCACATCGGGATCGTCTAAACTGACCGCAAAAATTCTTGGTTCCATTTCTTCAGTAAATATAAATCCAACCAAAAGAGGTCAATTATATAAAAGTGGTGACCCAGTTGTTTTTTATGGTGGATTAAATTCCACAGAAGGCATTGGAGCTGTCGCTTATGTAAATGAGGTAACATCTGGATCGATTCGTGACGTTAATGTTATTAATGGTGGATATGGATATAGGACAGATCCAAATACGTTAATACGAATTACGGGTGGTGGTGGATCAAGTGCTATAGCAAACGTTTTAACGGTCGATCCTGCCGGTGAAATAAATGTTAACTTTATTCCAATAAATTTAGCTAATGTTGCAGGAATAAAAACAACTGTTATTGGAAATACGACAACGAACCTAAAACAATTGAATGTTTTTGACTTCAAAGCGAATGCAACAATTATAACAGGTAATGCACAAAGTACCGTTGGCGTTTCTACAGGTGACACACTCAATATAATTGCGGCGAATAATAAGTTAAATTTATTTGGAAGTTACACAGTAACTGTAGCAAATTCTAATACATTCTTCATACCTAATTTAAATTCCACTCCATCTGGAGTTTGGAGAGGTATAGCAAATACAGGATTAACTTTCAAAGGACACCTGAATAACTTTTCTTACTTTTCTGTCAATACATCGTCAACTTTAACTTCAAATCTTGCATACACTCTAGATTTTGCTTCATTTTCAACCTATCCAATCGATACAATAGAAGTTAATAACGGTGGCGGAGGTTACACTTCACTTCCATCGGTTCAAGCTTTGGCAATTTACGATACAAAAGATAATTCAGGCATAGTACCCTCAACAAAAGGTCTTTTAAGTTCTTTAGGTATTTTAGGTCCAATAGTTATTCAGACTCCCGGGACTGGATATGCTAACGGTGACATGATTGTTTTTTCTGACGGGTTAGGAGTTGGAGCTAATGCTAATATCTCCGTTAACACTGGTGGAAGTATAACATCTGTCCAATATTGGTACCAAAATGCATATGGACAAGTCGTAACTTATCCTAAAGGTGGAATGGGTTACACTAAAAATAAATTACCAACATTATCAATACTGAAATCTGATGGAACTCCTTCAGGTGGATCTAATGCCGAACTATATGTTAGCGGTATTCTAGGTGATAGCGCAGAACTTGAAGGCATTCCAGACGAAAGAGGTATTGGAGCAATCACATCATTTACCATTGAAAATTATGGTGAAGACTATATTTCCGCTCCTTTAATTTCACTTCGTGTTAGAGACTTAATTGTTAAAAACGTTACGGTTAGTAACTTAGTTAAAACTGATGAAATCATTTATCAAGGAACTGATTTAGATAATTCTGTTTTTAGAGCTAATGTAAGTTCGTTAAGTTTACTAGAAGAAGATGGTAACCCACTTGAGTCAAAATATACTTTAAGAGTTTATAACTATACTTCTAATACAAAAACAAATTTAAAATTAAATGTTACTGACAGAATAAGTGGTGCTCAAAATATTTACTTAGATTTAGTTACAACATATGACACTTTTGATGACTCTGGTAGCCCAATTTTCGTTGATGGTGTCAGAACATATGGAAATGGAGCTGCAAGGGCGACAGCGAAATTCTTGAATGGTTTAATTGTTGGTCAAGGACAATATTTAAATGATGATGGATTTCCTAGCTCATTTCAAGTTCTTGAAAATGAAGATTATAACAGTTTTTCTTATCAACTTGTTGTGCAAAAATCTTTCGATGCATATAAAGAAGTTTTATTTGGTTTATTACATCCATCTGGCACAAAAGTTATACCGTTTAATGCACTTAAAGCCAATTCGGAATTTACTTTAAATGTAGAAAATCACTATTCAAATACACATACTTTAGGATTTTATACCGGAGATCCAGGTTCTCATGCGGATATGTATGCTTCATTTGAGAATCCAAGTAACAATATAATACAATTTCAAGATTTAGTGGGTGCTGATTTAGGAGCGATAGTTTTACCAGGATTAATAGTTTCTTTAACATCTTCAAAAGGACCTAATGTATATTCAGAAGTAGTTTCAGTTGATAATGTAAATGAAACTGCCGTTATAAAAGATAATGTATTTTTGGCATTTGCAAATGTCGCTATCGGTAATGTTGCGACATCCTGTACTCAAATAAATATAGTTAGTATTACAGATCAATATGATATAGTTAATAATGGTGAATATAGTAATAATCAAAATAAACTTTTAGATATAGCATTTGTTGGAGATAATGTAAGGGTTGTAAGTGGAGCTAGTTCATTCCACGGTTATATCACGAATATAAATTATACAAATAAATTAATTACAGTAAACACTGCTGTTGGATTTACTTCAAATAATGCTAATGTATCGATTAGAAGAAACATTTCTACATCAGATGTTCTAATTTATGATTATCTTGGTACAAGATACCTTTCAGAATTTGTAACACAAAGTGGCAACACTCTCATCACTCAAAGTGGCGACACGATATTAATAGGGTAAAAAATGTCAACAGTTAAGATAACAGATTTACCAGAAATTGCAGCATTAGATCCTAATGAAGCTAACACAATCTTTGTTGTTGTAGACACTGACACTGACATTACTGGTAAAATAACATTGTCAACTTTATATGCGAATGTTAATTCGTATATTACAGCAAATAGTAATTCAGCAAATGCGGCAATCAATACCAGAATAACTGCCAATGTGGCAACTTTACGTGGTGAAATAACGGCTAATGCAGTATCAGCCAATTCGGTAATTGACACCAGAATAACCGCCAATGTGGCAACTTTACGTGGTGAAATAACGGCTAATGCAGTCTCCGCCAACTCGGTAATTAACACCAACATATCGGCTAATGTATCCACACTACGTGGTGAGATTACAGCAAATATTTTTACACAGAATACGTTTACACAAGCGGCTTTTAATAAAGCTAATACGTTAGTACCAACATCAAATGGTGCAACATCTGCATATGCATCAAAATATCTCGTAGAGTACAATCCGGTTACACAATCAGTTAGTTATTCTAGTAAGCCTGATGCATCTAGCCCATACATCACAGGATACGGTTCAGAAATTCATGTTAGTCCAGTCGCTTTAGATAATACAGGTAATGGAACTATTGGTGATCCTGTTAAAACTATTGCTAAAGCATTAGAATTGGCTGCACTTGCTTTCGAAACAACTGGTATTGGTGAAAGAAAAACAATCATTCTACATCCAGGAGATTATGTAGAAAATGTCACACTTGACACTCAATATATTGTTTTAACTACACACGAGTCAATAGGTAAAAATACATCTCTTTCTGGCACATTAACTATCTCAAAAGGTTGTACTGTTAGTGGACTGAAGATGACAAATCTTGTTATTTCAGCAACTTCAGCAACTGGTTCAGTTGATATTATTAATTGTACAGTGACAACAGCAACTACAAAAACCTCATCAGCATATGTAAATTTTAGAGCATGTGACTTATCCTCATCCTCATTAAGCATTACTGGTGCGGGAACAACCTTATTGGTTGGTGGTAATTATGGGACTGTTACTGTAAACAATGCGTCTGCTGGAGTTTTGGCCAAAGCAGTTATCACAATGGGACCAGTGACGCTAACAGCAGGAACGATGCAGATTTCTGATACGCTGGTTTATGCTGGCACTAATACTTCTAATGCTATAACGCAAAGTCCTGGGTCAGTATTAACACTAAACAATAGTCAGACATTGATACCTGACTTATCGAATGTAGCAAGAAATAGTTTTGGTGGTTTTTATTCTATCCTACATTCTGTTTACGATAAAGTAAACTCTACGTTTACAGGCACATCATTAAACGCAATCTCATATAGCCAGTATATCAATGCTGATATCATATACACGCCAACAGTATTACCAGGTTCACAAACTGCATTTACGATTAATTTTGCTACAACATCATTGATTAAAGCAAACATTGCAGCCGATTGCACAATCACTCTTTCAAATTATGTGGCAGGTAAAGTTGTGGAGGTTTGGATTTTAAATACTTCGGGAAGTAACAGAACTGTCACTCACGGTTGTTCTGCTGAAAATTCTACGGTCAATTCAACCACAGTCACATTGCCTGCAACAAGTTCGGCATACTTAAGATATTTCAGCATTAGTAATGATAATGCAAATACTTTTGTTGCAATTCAAGCTTAATAGAGAATAAAAATGCCATCACTTTTAACATACAACGATAATTTCTTTCAGATAAGTTCTGTTTATTATTCACCTACAGTAATTTTACCTATTACAAACGAAAATCTTTCTTCAGTATACTGTTACATATCTAAAGTTTTGCCTTGGACTTCCGAAAATACTCCTCCATCACCAAGCCAAGATCAAAAAAGTATTAAAGAGATATTTAAAAATATGTTCTTTTTGAAAAAAGTTACATCAAATGACATGATACCAGTTGTTGAGAGAATAGATTGGAAAACGGGAATCGTTTATGATTACTATCGAGATAATGTAAACATGTTTGCTTTAGACAATAACGGTAAATTAGTAAGAAAATTTTATATCAGAAATAAGTTTGATCAAGTTTTCAAATGTTTATGGAATAATAACAATAGCGCATCATCAATAGAGCCCTATTTTCAACCTGGAACTTTTAATGCCAATCAAGTTTTTCAAGGTGCAGATGATTACAAATGGAAATATTTGTATACTATAAGTTCTGGAAGCAAAATAAAATTTATGGACGATATATGGATGCCTGTGCCATTAGAGATGAACCCTCCGAATCCATTATTAAAATATGCTGGTGCCGGAAGCATTGATGTAATTAATGTTACGAATGGTGGCTCTGGTTACAATGAAGCCAACTCTCCAGTTATAGTTGTCATTACTGGTGATGGAGAATATGCTTCAGCAAATGCAGTTATTAATTCAGGTTCTATAATTGATGTAACAATTGCAAATACAGGAACGAACTATACTTACGCTAATATATCTTTTTCAACATCAGAGGGTAGTGGTGCTACAGCCGTCGCATATCCTTCACCAATTGGAGGAAATGGTTTCAATCCTTCAACCGAATTGGGTGTAAATCATTTAATGATAACCGCAACATTTTCAAAAGATGAGAGTGGTTCATTGCCTACCGATATTGATTTCAGACAAGTAGGACTTCTTGTTAATCCCTATGCATATTTTGGAACAACAACGGGAATAGCAAATGCAATTTCTTATAGCACAACAACAGATGTGATTGTATCGCAAGGTTTTGGTGATTTTCTTCCAGACGAAATTGTGTATCAATCAATTGATGGCACATTAGAAACTGCATCCTTTTCGGCAACAGTTTTAAGTTTTGATGGTACAACTAATACACTGAAACTCCTAAATACTTTTGGAACATCAGTAACGAATTTAATTTTGTACGGAAACACTTCTCAAACAGCAAGAGTTTTACTGCAAAAACAACCATCCCAAATAGTACCATTTTCTGGATACTTGGCATATATAGACAATAGAAAATCTATCGCAAGAAATCCAGATGGTTCAGAAATATTTAAATTAGTTTTAGGTTACTAAAGGACAAAAATGCTTAACTTTAATGTTGATCCTTACTACGACGATTTTGATCCGAATAAGAATTTTCATAGAATTCTTTTCAAACCAGGTAGAGCAGTTCAAGCAAGAGAATTAACTCAATCTCAGACTATTCTACAAGATCAGATTAGTAAATTTGCAAATCATATTTTTAAGCAGAATACGCCTGTATCAGGTGGACAAGTAACTGTCAATAATAATTCAATTTATTTAAAATTAAATTCGACATACAATGATAATGACGTTGTAGCATCAGATTTCTTGAATCAAATTATAACTGATGTTACTGGAACAATCTATGCAAAAGTCGTTGCTACAGAAGAAGCAACTTCGTCTGATCCACCAACACTTTTCATTACCTATCTATCTGGTAGACAATTTTCTGCGAGTGCTATTGTTACATCGACAACAAGTTCCGCTACTGCTGAAGTTGCGCCAGCTAGTTTTACAGGATTTTCTACGACGGCATCGATTGCGGAAGGTGTTTTCTATGTTGTGAATGGTTATTCATATTCAGATGTTCAAAACGATGATGGTACATATTCTAAATTTTCAATAGGAAATTTTGTTTCTGTTCAACCACAAACAATTGTTGTTCAGAAGTATGGAAATACTCCAACAAAAAGAGTTGGATTGGACGTTTCAGAATTTATTACAGACTATGTAACAGATTCATCGCTTCTCGACCCGGCGGTTGGTGCAACAAACTATCAAGCGCCTGGTGCAGACAGATATACAATTACTCTAAATCTAATTACAAAAGACATTACAGATGCAACTGATAGTAATTTTATTGAACTTGTTAGAATAACCGGCGGAACAATTCAAAGATTGGTCAATGGTACAGTTTATGCCACAATTGATGATTATTTTGCAAAGAGAACTTATGATACAAATGGCGATTTTATAGTTAATGACTTTAGATTAGTACCTAAAGCAAACACAAACAATACAACTGTATATCAAGTTCAAGTCGGAACAGGTGTGGCTTATATAAAAGGTTATCGTGTTGAAACCGTTTTAGATAAAACATTAGAAGCGCCAAGAGCAAGAGACACCGAAGCATTTAATAATTCTAGAATAACAACAGACTACGGTAATTATGTTTATGTTAATAACGTAAAAGGTTTTTTTGATACAACTAAAGTTATTTCAGTCGATTTTCATACAATTAATGTTAATACATCAATTGTAACATCAAATACAGATACATATAATTCAACAAAAGCCGGATCTGCCTATCTTCGTGGTTTAGAATTTGAATCTGCATCAGATGATGCAAACACACAAACATATATTTACAAAGCATATCTCTCTGAAATTCAAACTAATACTCTAAGTACAAATGCGGCAGCAACAGGAACATCAACAACATTGCAGTTGTTTGACCTAAACGGTAAATTTTCTTCTGTGGCCAATGCATATTACAATTCAACTATTACTGTTGATTCTGGACCATCTGCTGGAGATACCAGAAAAGTTGTCTCATACAATGGTACAACAAAAACAATCACAGTTGATACTGCATTTACGGTCATACCAACAACAAGCACAAATATAACGTTTAGGTTTGGAGTTGGTGATTTTAATATGATGGTTGCTCCAACATCAAGTGGATATAATAGAGATGCTTCTTCTGGTATAGATCCTTCCAGTAAAACTGATGGAATCATTAGCGGTATTTCAAACTTTCCAACCGTTATTACGAATCCAACAACACCAGAATTAATTTTCCCGGTGGGTTATTATGTTTCTTCCTTATCGGATGAAAGTTATAGTTCTTGGAAAATGACTAGAAATATTTCTTTCGCCTCAGGTGTCACTACATTCCAATTAACTGGTGATATAACATTTTCCGGCACAGCAAGTGCAATACAATCAGCTTCAGAAGTCAAAAATAATTGGGTTGTAATTGTTACTGATCCT